AAAGTTTTATCGGACTCCGACTGCAATGGATAAGGGTGATAATAGTTTTAAGTATGCAGCTAAAATATTAAAAGGTAAAACAAATAGAGCAGAATCAAAAGAACCAGTACAGAAAACTTTATCAATGGATGTAGCAATGGAGCATTTAAAAAATAACAAACATTTAATTGAAGCTTATGATGAAAAATTTAAAACGAGGCCACTGTTACCACCTAAATTAGATTTTATAAATTATTTAAAAAAAAATTTAGATAGAAAAAGTTTGTATGCAGCTGATATTGTTAAGAAAACTACGATTGAACATTGGTTTAGATCTGATCACTGTTTTTCTTATCCTACAGTCCAAGACTGGAACTTAATAAAACCTTATTTGAAAGAATTAAAGTATGATTATCGAATGACATTTGAAATAGAAAGTGACTGGGAATGAGTGCCTCTTTTGGTATAGGTATGTTTGCATATAATATGTTGTGTCTTTTTGTAGGAGCATTAATAATTTATTATGTTATAAATAAAAACAAATGATGTTAAAATTTTATATTTGGTTAATGGGTTGGTCTGGAACACTGAGTGCATGGGCTTGGAGAAAACATACTAAAATAATAAGGGGTAGAAGAAAATGACTTTTTTATTGAATGTTTTAATTATTGCAATTATATTTGGATTTATTACATTATTATTAATGTTTTGGAACAAAGAGGATGTATGAAATATAATAAATTAGCTTACAAAATTTTTAAATCTTTAGACGAGAAGACTCAAAAATGTTTAGGTGTTGAATATGATATTGAGAAAATAGATAACACTGAAAATAAGAAGTGGAATGATAGATTTTTAATGTCTTTTTGTAATTGGTTATGGATGAAAAAGTTTAAAAAAGATAAAGCTATATGGATTCCATTAATGCAGCAAATGCAAAAATTAAAAAATGAACAACTTAAACTTATGGCAGAAGGTCCTTTTTATAAAGGTAGTCCATTAGAACATTTAAAACAAAAATAATGTCGTGGGTTATAAACCCTTGGCATTGATCCCATCATAATTAATCATTACAATTATTACTTGCGTTAATAAAATTTTTTTTATATGAGTGATAATAGTTACAACTACAAGACATGTTTAGAATGTAAAAGTAATGGATTTATAGTTGCTCCCTATTCTAAAACAATTCATCATTGTATTCATTGTAATGGAACAGGAAGCACGTCTCACGGACCTCAGTCAGAAGCACAACAAACTTTATTATTTAAAATAGCTTGGGATTTTATACATGGCAAAGAAAAAGGATGGTATCACTGATTTAGCAAAGCTGTCTGTAATAGCAGCAGAGAAGCTTACGCCTTCTCAATTCAAATTATTTCAATCAGTTATCTTCGCTTTGTTAAATGGTGTCCAGTATGGGTACACTGAGATGGGGCCTCAATTTTTAAATGATACTAATGATATATATTCAATACATAATAAACCAGAGAAAAAAATTAAAACTAAAAAAGTAATAGTCAAAATAAAAAACAATAAGTCAAACGTCATAGATTTCAATTCATACCGAAGAGAAGATGTTAAAGTATGAGAATGGATAACTATACAAAAAAAGAAATGACTCAAGACTTCAAGGAAATAAAAGAACATATCCGAGAAGAAAATCTTGAAGGTGCAGCCATCACAATATTAATTGAGGATGTCCATGAACATTACGAAGTCGCCACTCGTTGTAATTTTAAACATTCGAAAGGCCATTATCGTGATCTACTCTCTAGACTTGTTAAAACTTATGGGCACTAGTATTGCTTCTGATATTATATCTGAAAATCATGTTTGTAATGAACAAAAACTTTGGCGACATGTAATACTTAATGCGTTTGAAGATGTTAAAATTTTAGCAGGAGATAGAAAGAGCAGCTTAAATAAATGTGATGCACATTTTTGGATAGCACAATCAAAAGACTTTGAACAAATTTGTTGGTGGGCTGGTTGGGAGCCAGAAAATGTTAGATACAGATATTCTAAAGCTTTAAGAGAAGGATTAATTAGATTCAAAAGAAGACATTTTTTGTGGCATGAATATAATAAGTTATTTCACAGATTAAAAGATGAGACTGATATAGAGTTAAGAAGAGAACTAAGGCGTAATATAGAAAATAAACGCAGACAAATAATGGATGCAGATAATGTTTTTGTAGAAAAATTTAAAGATGATTTTTTAAGTCAATGAAATTTCTAGGGTTAAGGCTTTGTGAACATGATTCAAACATAACCTATTCTGATGGCCACAAAGTTAAATATTTTAAATATGAAAGACATAATCAAATAAAACATTTTGGCCTTAATAATCTTACTGATTGGATTCACACTCAAAAATTATTAAATTATAAGCTAGAAGAATTAGATGCTATTGCTATTGTTATTGATGTATTTAGATACCCTCAAGTAAAAAAAGAAGACCCAGAAAAACTATATGAAAAATTAGACTTACCTTTTGAACCATTTACTAGTCTTAAATGTCCAGTGTATAGATTAGACCACCATTATGCACATAAACTATCTAATTGGCCTTTAGTTGATTCTTCAGATGTAGATTTTGTCCTAGATGGTTTTGGAGATTTAAATAGGAGCTGCAGCATATTTAGAAAACATAAATTAGAAGAAGTTTATACTTTAGATACCATGCATTCTTTTGGAAAACAAATGTCATCAATGGGTAAACATTTAGGTATATCTGGTATTGCAGATGATACAGCTGGTAAATTAATGGCCTTGAAACAGTTTGGTAATTTTAATGAAGAGTATTATAAAAAAATTTGTAACTACGATTTAAAAGATTCTAAATCTATATTTGATTTTAAAAAATTTGTTGAGGAAGTTGGTAGTGATAAAGCTGCAAACTATAAATTTTTAGACTATGTGAGAACCTTACATGATTGTATGGAGAAAACTTTTCCTAAGTTTTTCAAAGAACGAGCTGATAAACATCAGGTCGTAACATATTCTGGTGGTGTTGCTCATAATGTTTGTATTAACTCTGAAATAAAAAAAGAATTACCAAATTTAGTGATACCTCCACATTGTAATGATGAAGGCCTTTCGTTAGGATGTGTAGAGTTTTTAAGAATACATTGTAATCAACCAAGGTTTGATAAGACTGGCTTTCCATACTGGCAAAGTGATACAGCTCCACAAGATGAAGCAGACATCAAAACAATTAAAAAAACTGCAGAAGCTTTGGCCAATGGTAAAATTATTGGGTGGTATCAAGGCCATGGAGAGATTGGTCCAAGAGCATTAGGTAATAGATCTATACTTATGAGCCCAGAAATTAAAAATGGTAAATCAATTATAAATGAAAAGGTTAAACACCGGGAGGACTATAGACCTTTTGCAGCATCCATATTACATGAAGACACTGAAGATTATTTTGATTGGACTGGTGATAGTGATTACATGAAGTACAGTGTTAAATTTAAAGACAAAATTTTTGAACCTATTTCACATATTGATAGAACTAGTAGGATACAAACTGTTAAACCTGGTCTTGAAATTTATTACCAATTATTAGAAGAGTTTAAAAATATAACTGGCTTACCGATGTTATTAAATACTTCACTTAATGATAATGGTAAACCTATTGCTGGTAAACCTTCTGATGCTGTTGCTTTATTGAATAATTCTGAGATGGATAATTTAGTGATTGGAAATAAGATTTGGAAGAGTTAAAGTCATGGTGGATAAAAAAATTTAAACTTTGAGGGCAGGGAGCAATCGCCACCCTCAAAGAGAAAGGAATCATATAAAATATGAAACATAACTTATGTATAACATGTTATGAAATTAAATCAAAACTTATTTGAGACCTTAATTGATGTTGGTAGTGGCCTTATTTTGAGCACCATGATACAACTCTGGATATTCCCTTTCTTTGATATGTACCCTACTGTTTGGGAGTCTTTTCATATAGCAGTAATATTTACTATAGTATCTATTGGTAGGTCTTGGTTATGGAGAACATTCTTTAGATCTAGGCCACATAAGAAACAAATAAAAACTATGCGACCTAGATAAACTAACAAAGAGGCAATAAATGAAAATATTGCTTAATTCAGTAATAATGGTTTCAGCTGCATTTGTCAATTCCGTGAGCCTTGATGGTTGTCTAGCGAAAAATTATATTTTAGGATAGGTAGTGGGTAAGGGGGACAAGAACCACGACTCTCGGCCCTCGGCTGCCGATTCCTAGTACATTCTCTTACAAACATTTTATTTTTTTTTTTTTAAAATAGGTCTTTTTAAGGCAAGTTCTAGGAAAAACATTGATATACAACAATTCTAGAGCATTTTAAACCAGGAAAATACTAGGAATTTCCCAGGAAAATATCAATAGTTTTAGGAAAAATTACAGAGGGGGCTTTTTCTGCAAAAAAAATCTAAAATAAAATGTTTCTAAGGAAGTGTATTAGGAAAGAATTGTGTTATTATCTGGTCAAGAAATGACCAAACGAAAAAATACATTAAAATCAACTGCAGAGCTTACTCTAAAACAAAAAGCTTTTGTTGATATCTATGTAAGTAATTGGGGAGAAATAACTAAGGTTGAAGCTGCTAAAAGAGCTGGCTACAAATCTAATAAACCTGAAGGCCCAACTGAAATTGCAAGTAGATTAACTGACCCAAATAAAAATCCACATGTAGTGCGTTATATGGAAATGAAGTATAACCAAGAATTAAAAAAACATGAAGGTGACAAACTTAAAAAATATAAAAGATTTGAAACCTTAAGTAAAAAAGCAGAAGATAAAAAACAATTTTCTGTTGCTGTGAATGCAGAATATAGATCTGGCCAAATGGCTGGTATGTTTGTAGATAAGAAAGAAGTAACACATGTCGGATTGGAGGGAATGAGTCGTGAACAACTTGAAAAAAGATTATCTGAGCTCGAAGGTAAAATTGGAGAAGCCAAAGATATCATTAACGTCACGCCAGAAAAAATTATTGAAGGAAGGTAATTGGATGACTGTGTTTAATGAAGTACACAACACTCATCTTAATACTTCAATCGGTGTTGTTTCTGTCAAAACTAAAAATAATAAATGAATATCTGACTATCTATATGGCAAAAAAAAATGAATATCTGACTATCTATATGGCAAAAAAAAATGAACAGCTGACTATCTATATGGGATTATTTCTATGACAAAGTATAAGAAAAAAAATAAAAAAATTCAAAAATCAAAAATTTTAAATTTTAATTTTAAAAATTTAGGTAATGATATTTTACAGTATCCTTTTGTTGAGATAAAGTGGTTAGATATTGAGGGTGATTCTGGTTGGCAAGATACAAAAAGTTTAAAAAATTCTAAATTACCAGTATGTGTTTCAAAGGGATATTTATTAAGTCAATCAAAAGGAATTACAAGAATATTTACTGATTATATTGAAACAAAAGACAAGCCCACATTTGACAATATTGGAAATACAACAATTATTCCAACATCTGTAATTGTATCAATAAAAAAAATTAACTTGTAAAAAAAACTTTTGCGTATATCTATACCGAATGGACAAATTTTTAGCATTTCTTATTCGCTTGATGGTATTTTTTCCTATTCCTACACTAATTATAGTGGTTTTATTGGCTATTTTAGGCACTAAATAATTCTTGACCTTTTTATAAATAATCTTATTATCATGGGATATTAACAATAAACTAACAAAGGAGCAAAAATGGGATTTGATATAACTGGTTTAAATCCAAAAAACTTAAAGCTTACAGAACCAAAATGTCCAAAAGATTTATTTCAAGGTTGTTCAAAAGAAGAACAAGATAAATATTTTGATGAGTTAGATAAGTACCAAGACCAAAAAGGTACTTACTTTAGAAACAATGTTTGGTGGTGGCGACCTCTTGCTCATTATGTTTTAACATATACAAAAGTAATTGATGAAGATAAAAAAGAGTGTTGGAGTTATAATGACCATTGTATAATTGAAGAGGAAGAAGCACAACAAATTGCAAAACAATTAAAACATCTAATTGATACTGGGCACACAAAGAGGTTCAGTGCAAATTGGGAAGCAAGAAGAAAAACACTTGAAGTTCATAATGACAAAGTTGAAAAAGAGTTAGAAGAACATTGTCAAGATGTTTATAAAAAACTTGGTAAAACTCTTGCACCAAAAGATTTTCCTAAAAAAGACCACGACAAATGGGAAAAGATTTATAGAAAAAGAAACTCTGAAGCAAGTTATCCTTTTTCAATAAAAAATGTTGAAGAGTTTGCAGAGTTTTGTGAATATAGTGGGGGGTTCAGTATAGGTTAAAAAAATTTTTTGATTATTTTTAACAACTGTTATAAAATAAAAATAATCTTTGATGTAGGGTTGACCTAAAGGCGATTATGAAGAGTGGCTATCCCACTATAAATATTGGGTATCGCCCTTTCCTACATCTACATTAACAAAAACAAAGGAGCAAAAATGTCAAAACAAATAAGTAAAGACAACAGAGAATATTGGTTGAAAAAATTATCTTCCAAATTTTCTGATAAAAGAAACGCAATAGTTTCATTACATCAAGTTGAGATTAATGAACAAACGCAAAAGAACTTTCCAATTTTTAAAAAAAGATTAGGAATTGAGAAAGACTTGATAAATTATCTTAAAGTTGAAAAAGACTTTAATGATTATGTTAAGAACTATACCAAAAGACTTGAAGAGAAAAAAGAATTAGCAAAAAAACTTTTTTCTAAAATTTCTCAAAAATTAATTGGTTGGTCAGAAACAAGAAAATCTTGGGATAGTTATCATATACCAAAATATGATTATGAAGCAAAGATTTTGGATTTATCAGAAAAAGTTGAAAACTTTTTAAAAGACACTTGTAAAACAGAAACAAAAGAAGCATTTTACAAGTCTAAAAAAGGTAAAGAGATACAAACTCTTGAAGAGTTAGAAGAAAAAGCAACCGATTTATTACATAGTGATATGATTGGTTCAGAAGTTTTATCTCAAATATCAATGATTGCTAAAAAAACTAATATCAACATGACAATTCCACAAAATACTGTAAAGGAATTACCAAATAATAATGGTTAGTATTGATAAACTTGTAGAGATATATAATAACTTTGGGGACAGAGAGAAACTGTCCCCATTGGGAAGTGCAGATGAAGAGATAATGTGGAATGATAAATTAACAGACAAACAAGTTAATTGGCTTGAGAGATTTGTAATAGTCTGGGATTATGCAACAAATCTTGATGTTCAATTACATAAAAAAAGTGCTATGGCAAGAAAGGAGTAATTATGGTTATGCTAACTTTTACAGTAGATAAAAATAATAAACTTTTAAAAGTTGAAAAATCAAAAGAAAAGGGTTTATTTGAAAGTAAATCAGATAAAAAGTATGCAAAAAAAATAATTACTAAACTTAAAGAAAGGACTAACAATGGCAAAAGAAAAAAAACTTGAAGATATGACTAATGATGAGTTAAGTAATAGTTGGAAGACAAGGATTGAAAAATACTTAAAAGGAAGAACGATTGTTAAAATTGAGTATTGTTCAGAAAAAGAAAGTGAAGAACAAGGTTGGCATAATCAACCAATTCAAATTCTTTTAGATAATGGAACTTGGCTTACACCAACAAGTGATGATGAGGGAAATAATGGTGGTGCAATTCACACCAATATTAAGGAACTACCAATAATTCCAGTCATATATTAAAGTATTACTTCGCAAATATGGTATTAGAAACCATATCAAAAGTATTATATAAGAAAAAGGTCGGAGTTTAATACAAAATTGATTGAGGTCTTTAGCCAATAGGAAACGAAAGTGAGGCTAATGTAAAGTTTCTTTCACTTACCCTCTTCAATAACCCCCAACAATGCGAGAGTGGAGTTGGGGGTTTTTTTATGTTATTGACTTAATAAGTTAATGGCAAAATCTGAAAAAAATCTCTGGCAACGAATAAAAAAATTAAACTTAAAAGGTCAATTATTTCGTATTGAAAGTAATACTATTAATGGAATTCCAGATGTTTATTGGTTGATAAACAACAAAAGTATTTGGATTGAACTAAAGTCAAATGATGTCAAGAATTGTGGACTTACAAAGTTTCAAATTAACTGGCATTTAACACATTATAAGAATGGTGGTGTTTCTTACATCTTGCGAGAAGACCTCTCGCAGAGGACTTCTCAAAATTTACAAATTTTCGTGGTTCGTGAACCGAGATGCTTGGTTCGTGCCTACTCATCACTCACTTTAAAAGAAGCTTTGCAAAAAATCGAGACGCAAGAACCTCGTCTCACGCATGACTTAATGACTATCCCTATGGGATAGTCATTAATATGGTTCATTAACAATGAACCATTAACCTTGCATATGGAAAATAAAATGAATGATTAAATTAACATATGGAAATTTTTTCTTTTACATACATTAACATATCCGCGTACCGTTAACTATGTATATGGAATTTTTGCCTAATACTTAACATTAACATTTTTTAAAAAATTATTTTTTTTAATTGGTCCTGGAGTCGTGGCAGCTCTTACCTGGTCTATAGCAGCTTAAATAAAAAGTTGACAGCTGTAGCCGTCCCGTGGTAATAAGATCTCATTAACTAACATGGAGAATAAAAATGACTAAAAAAATAACACCACCAGCTGGATGGCCAGCAGATAAACCGTGGACCGAGAAGGAAGCAGCAGAAGCTATAGAGGCAGCTGGCCTTGGACTGAGTCGCAGCGACTTCTCAGATGATGGGGCAGATCTTGAAGATCTTAAAGAAATAATAGAAGGGGGTAACTGATGCCTTTACTAAATTACTACAGTCAAACCAAAATGGCTAAGGGGGAGAAGTTTGGATATAAAACAGCCATCCTTCATTTGGCCCCATATGATCTAAGTGGTAAAAACGTCTGTCCTAAAGCTTCTCCAGAATGTGCCGCAGCTTGTTTGAATACTTCTGGCCGTGGTCAAATGGGTTCAGTTCAGAAGGCCAGAATAAATAAAACGAATTTATTCTGGACCAATAAAAACGCTTTTTTATGGCAGCTAAGTACTGAAATAGAGCAGCTCAAAAAAAGGGCAGCGAGTCAAGGCTATAAATTCGCAGTAAGATTGAATGGTACAAGTGACCTGGCCTGGCATCGTATGAAAGTTGATGGCGGTTCGAATCTGATGCAGCTCCATCCAGATGTACAATTTTATGATTACACCAAAGTCTTAAACTATTTGAATCATGATTTAAATAATTATGATGTTACATTTTCAGACTCTGGCCGTAACGATTCAGACATCAGTGCAGCCATAGCTGGAGGCCATAACGTGGCTGTTGTTTTTAGGGATAAGCTTCCAAAAAAATGGAAGGGGAGAAGGGTTATCAATGGAGACCGTCACGACTTAAGATTCCGAGACCCTCGAGGCGTGATTGTTGGGCTGGTGGCTAAGGGCTTAGGCCGTAACATTAACAATAAATTTATAAAGGCAGCAGTCAATGGATAAGTTTACAGCTTTTATAATGCGATTAATAATATTTTTTCCAGGTACAATTGGAATTTTATTATTATTAGTACTTCTTTTTTAGAATCATTCTAAAGTACAGCCCCACAACTTGGGGCTGTATTTAATTAAAATTATTCATTTGACATCTTATCAAATATGATTAATCTGGGACATGTACAAAACATAAAAAACACTAACAAAGGAGTTAAAAAATGTCAGTACAAACTAAACAAAAAAAGCTACCTAAACTAAAGGCAGCAACATCTCAAAAGTTATTGAAAGCTTGTGAGATTAACGACCTTCGAAAATCATATAATAAACTTTGGGTTAATGTTAAGGAAGAGACATTGCCAATTGTTGAAGCATTCGGAGGTTTCACAGTGGGTAAAATTAAGAATAAAGAATACTCACTTGAAATAATCAAAAAGAATGTGACTAGATTTGATGTAAAATCTTTTAAAGAAAAACATCAAGAAATCTACAATCAATTTTTGATTAGTGGTGAATCTGTTGAACTTAAAACAAAATATAAAAAAATATAGTATGAATATTGCATTACATATTTTTTTAATTCTAATTAGTTTCGCAATTGCCTTTTTGGGTGTTGTGGTTCTTTTTAGTGTTGATGTTTTCACTGGTGGCATTCTTGCCACTGGTGGAATTGTTTTAGCTATTAAATCAATGGAGGTTTAATTATGGGCTTATCTTATAAAGGCTATAATATTAGTTTAAGACCTTTAAAAACTGATAACCTATGGCAATTAGAACTCGAGAGAAGTGGAGGGGAAATTGTACATACTTATACAATTAACCCAGATAAAACACTTTTATCAGTCGAAAAATTTGCCTTAGACGAGGTCGACAAAAAAGTACTAGAGCAATCAAAACAATAAAATCTTTAAACACACGCCCTACAACTAGGGCGTGTGGCTCCCACCAATAGAGGTACCAGACAAAATCCAAAAATAAAAAAAATTAATTTTTTAATTTTTTAACTTTTGAAATTTAGGTTCTTACATTATTTACCTTAACATTGTAGGAGATATACAAGTAATCAGCTTTGTAATGAAAGGGGTTTCTTTTTAGGGGACCCAAGGGTATAGTAAATTAAGATGACAAACACAGATTTATTGACCACAGATCAGCTACGAAAGAGGCTCGAAAAAGTGTGGCTTCAACATATAAAATTATGTCAAGATAACTTCTTATACTTTGTAAAGAATGTTTGGCCTGATTTCATTTGTAGAACTGATAGTGATCCAGATAAATGGGGACATCATCAACACATTGCACATGAGTTTACAAAGATAGCAAAAAATAAAAAAGGAAGGCTCATAGTCAATATGCCTCCTAGACACACTAAGTCTGAATTTGCATCTATATACTTTCCCGCATGGATGATAGGAAAAAATCCTAAAATGAAATTAATGCAAGTATCACACAACGCAGAACTTTCTGGAAGGTTTGGTGCTAAGGTAAGAA